GAAGAGAGGCTTATCATATCGTTCTACTCCACCTCTTTTAATTTGCGCATCAGATTTGTCACCACCAATCCGTCCCGATTTTGCAGAGATTTCACCTGCTACCGTTGACCTTCTTTTTCCTTCTGTATAATTCTTAAATTTTATCATATCTTTCCTAATTCCTCTAACTTACACAATGGACATTCCTTAACATCAATTGACCTGAAAGGGCAAACGGTATAATGGTCATCAGCCTTAGATGTTTGTCTATTTAAAAGGGAATTCTCACCTATTTTCTCACCCTTTTTCTTAATAACTTCTCTAAACATTTGTTTTATATCATTCATAGTACTATATATTTATAATATTTCTCCACAAGTCCTTAATTATAATTCTGTTTTACCAGAAATTCTGGTAATTTCCACTCAATTTTATCTTTATCTATACTATAATGTCCTAAAGCTCCACAAAAATTACAGTATTCAATACCTACATCATAGTCCAATGTAGTAGTATTTGCTCTATGTTCACAAAGGGTTTTCATAACTACTTCTTCTTTCTTATCCTTGCTGAACCAACCATCAGATATTGTTAAATCTTGCATAATACTCCTCCTTTATCATATATTTATATACATTAAAATTTCCAATTTTCAACTTTTCTGCGTTCTGGTTTAATCTTTAAGGTAAATGGATTAGCTGATGTATTAGCTTCAGTCTTTTTCTCATAAAACTTATTACTTCCATCATTCGCTAATGCAGGTTGATCATCTTCTTCTATGTCCTCAAGTTTCATTCTTTTCTTAATGACGTTCACTAAGAATTTACTATTCATACTCAAATCAGCATAACGATTCTTTAACTGTTTAAATAGTATTTGGTTCTTACTTCCCGGATCACCATCTTTAGCAATGATAGCCATCATTAAATCTGCTGTTGCTGGAAGTCCAAAACTCTCTGATGTATTGGTCAAATCAGGGTCACTACTACCATATCCTTCACGATTCAATTGGGAACTTGTAATAATAGGAACATTACATTCAACTGCCAATCCTCTAATCTCTTCGGCAATTGACTTGATATAAATGTAAGTATTCATATTAGCTGCCCACTTGACTCTACTGGAAGCACATATATTTAAATAGTCTAATATGATAACCTTTGGTGTAAAATCTTTTTTAATTTTTAATTCTCTTATCAACGCACGAAAGTTTCCAACATGAGCTCCAGCAGTTGGATACTCTTTGATAACTAATCTACCAATATTTAATTTACTTAACTTCTTTTGAAAACTATCTTTTGGAATTATATGTAACTGGTCAATATCAATATCCATCAAGTTAGCATCAATTCTTTCTGCTATTCTTTCTTCTGCCATCTCCATTGTAATATATAAAACATCTAATCCCTGTTTCATATATTGACAAGCCAAATGTGTTTTGACTAGAGTTTTACCAACACCTGTTCCACCAAGTAATACTGTAAGTGTTTTTGGTGATATTCCTCCATTTGTAATTTTATCCAACATAGTCATACCAAAAGAAATCTTTGATTCTTTCTTATGATAAAATTCCCAACGGTCATCACCATTATCCATATAACTATGACCTACACTTTGGTCTAATGAAATAGCAAGTGCTTCTGTAAGAATTTCTGGAATAGCATCTTTAGAAGTTTTTTTATCTTTACCTTCTAAAATTGAAATACTTTCAACAATACCATTATATACTGCTTGGTCTTTTGCCCACTTCTCTGTTTCTTGAACCAACCATTCTTCATCATCTATTTTTTTCTTATATGTCTTTAGAAGTTCTTCACAACCATTGAATGTTGTTTCATTCAAATCACTTCTATTTGATAATTTTACCGACAATGATTCTACTGTAGGTGGTTTGTTATACTCAGAGATATGTTTTTGTATTTCTGTGAAAATTATCTTTTCGTTATTGTCTTTAAAATATTCTGGTTTTAAGAAAATACCAATAACACTTGAATAATTACCATTGTATATCAGATTCTCTAATATTAAACTTTCAGTTCTCATTTTATCCTTTTGTCAAAACATCCATTATAATCTTCTTTTCTTTTTCAACATTAATTGACAAGAATGGTTTATAGTTTCTTACCAATTTAATAAAATCTTTTGAAGCCGGATCAATTAATTTCTTTTCCATTTGTGGAAGAAAATTAAGAATAATATCAAGTGTAGTAAATGTTTCTACTGATATACTCCGTGATAAACCAAGTTTTAATATTGGAGGATGATTAACTTTTTCAGCCACAAACAAATCATCAAAAGTCTTACAGTATTCATCCATATATTTAATAATTTCCTCTATATCACGTTTCAAATGAAAATGAAAATTATTCATTCTTTCTTTATATTCATCATATAAATCACTATCAAATATAGATGGATATGTTATATCATTTGTAAACTGTGACAAATAGAAAAATATTAAATCTTCTTTATGTTCAAATGATTTCCCAAGATTATCAAAAATTGTTCTTTGTGCTGAGAAATTACTATTACGTTCATACTTATTAAAATGCCTTTCCATTGAATCATAAGTCATATTCAATTTTCCATTATACTTGAAATAATCATACTCTCTAGTAAAATGGGCATTGATGGCTTGATATGTTATCCACGCATTAAATGTCTTCTCGTTGTTTGTCATTGTTGTCATCCACGGCTCCTTTACTACCATAATTAAATTCTTTAAATACAGCTTCTTCAAGTTGTTTCATTACATCTTCAGTAAAATACTTTTTAGGATCATTGACAATGGTTTTTTCAAATGCTTTCCCAGATGGTGTTTCAAATCGTGTAGACACTTTTTTGAAGATACCATACTTTTCAGCAATAGTAACTAAACCATAATACTTATCCAAACCCGTTTGATAATCTAACATCATTTCAATAACTGATTCTTCTTTAGTCATTCTACCCTTGACTAGTTTTGCTTTGATGATATTACCAATAACATTTGTTCCATCTTTATTCTTTCGTTTACCTAATGTAACAATAGTTGATGCGGCATACTTGATTCCACCACCACCAGAAATTTCTTTCTTTGGAAACATACTACCAATAGCATCATAAGTATGATTAGTAATTATCAAAGGAATGTTATGTTTTGCTAACATCAAAGCAAGTGTACGAAATGTTCCACGAATCATTGGAGCTCTTGTCATATCTCGTTTATCAGAACCACCTGCAACATCACCCATTTCTTTCATAGTAGAAAGATTACCTAATGAATCCAAGAATATCATCATCTTACCAGTACTCTTACTACTATTCTCAATGATACGCACACATTGAGTCCTAAACTCCTCTACTGTACTTACTGGAAATATTCCAATCCTATCAATATCTAAACCACGTTCTGCAATCATATCTTTTGTCAATGCACCTTCACTCTCAAAATAAATTACAAGATTTTTCTTATCCTCTTCAAGAAAATTCTTAGCAATACTTAAAGTGATAAAAGTTTTACCGACAGCTTCAGAACCAGCAAAACAAGTTATTTTATTTGATGGAACACCACCATACATTGAACCAGATGTCAATGCATTTAAAGAATACGATCCAGTATCAACAAAAGTAGAACAATCCCCAACAATACCAGCGGATACAACCGACGCAATATCATTTCCCGACTCCTTAATTAATTGTTTAATAAAATCTTTAACAGCCATTGTTTACCTCCTTTCTCAAACTAAAAACTTTTTATAAGTACCTTTTAATGTCTTAGGTACTAATTTATCTAACGAAACATCTAATGCAATTACACCGTCTGGGGTTTTTAGTAATTTATCAGTTGCTACACATAACATCTTATAAATTAATGATAATTTTGGTTCTTGTCCAATACTCCAAGCTTGTTCCTTCCAATAATCCATAAAATCAGAAGTCAATTTATAAGTACCAGTTTTATTAATTTCTTCTTCCCACATTTCTAAAAACTTTTCAGCTACTTCTTTATAACCATTTCTAATACATAAAGTTGCCCATGCACCGATTGTTTTTCTTTGAGAATTAAAATCTTCAGTATTTGACAAAAAACTATCAATTATTTCAGAACCCTCAATTATATCGTTTTTCCAGTCATTCCATTTCTCAACAGCATTAATCATTGATAATCTTTTATCTTTAGTACGATTTAACAAATCTCCTAAAATAGCAGTTTGAGATGCAAGAGCTGAATGATCCTTTCTATATATTTCATCATGTGGGCGCCTAGGTTTACCAATAGCAGTATTAGAAAATGAATCTGGTGCTGCTCCCAATACAACAACAATATCATATTTTTTTGTAGGGTCTGGACTGTTAGCAATAAAAGTTAATCTATGTTGACTTTCAGTAATATTTCCTTGTGTATTAAAAATAACAGGATTTCCATCAAATTGCCAACCATCATCAACAACTGATTTTGTAATCTTATTTACTTGTGAAGGACACAACTTTCTATTATCGTTATTATGATAATCAAGAATATGTTGAGCCTCAGCTGCTGTTATTTGAGTAGCAAAAGCTGTTTGTTTATTTGATACTGGATCAAAGAAAAGAATATTCTTTACTTCTTTTGTTTCTACAACTTTTAAGATTTTCATACTATACTCCTTAATTATAATTAAAATATTTCACCCAAAAAATGATTCTAAACTTCCAGTATTTTCACTCTTCCATCCAATAGCATTTAATATATTCTTAACAGGCTGGAGAAATGACTTATCAAATTGTGTATCATAATCAATATATTTTTCTAAATTAAATTCTTTTGGTAAAATAGACGAAACAGCAATTACATTCTCACCAATTCTATTTGGCTCTTTAAGATAAGCAAATTTAATC